TTGTGAAGTATTGAAGAAGTCTCATCTCCATATATTCCATAAATAAATTCCCCATAAGTACATAGCTTATAATAAGAACCTTCTATTGACTGTGCTTCATTTCCTGTTAACTTATTTATTTTATATAATTTAGTATTGTCAGATATAAATAAATACTCTTGAGTAACACAGATACATGAGAAGTTAGCATTGGCTAAAGTAATATCAAAAATTACAGATTCATCAATTGCATTAATTTTAATTAAATGTGTACCTTTAATTGCATAAAAATAGGGTTCTTCATATTCTAATGCTTTTAAACTCCCACTATATTTTTCAATATATTTTATAGCACCATTTGTAACCAAATATGAAGAATAACTATTTGCAAGTATTGTTTCTCTTAAATCTAATCTCCCCTCTTTTATATCAATTTTATTCTTTATTTCTTCCCATGTATCGCTTGTAGTAACCTCTGCTCCCTTGGAGTTTAATGCTGTTACTACATTATTTTTAGCATTAACTCCATTTTGAAAAACCTCTTTTAATGCTCCTTCTACATTATCACTTGTAAAGTTATTCTCTGTATCTTCTATAGTTACATTCTTTGCTTCTAATACAAGATTTCTAACTTTATTAACTAACTCTTTAAAAGTCATTTAGTCACCTTCTTTCAATAAAAAAAAGAACCTACTACGCTGTTGGTTCTATTCCTTCTACTACTCCACTATTTTTTATAATATAATCCTCTACTGCTTTTCTGTATTCTGTGTTAGTTACATCATCAAGTTGAAACTCTCTATTTTTCAAAGGGTTTAACCCTCCATTTAATATTCTTTCTGCTAATATTCTTACCACAACATTATTTATATTCATTATAACAATCCTCCTTGTAATTCATTAGTCATAATTAATAATTCATTTTCTAATTCTTCATAACTAAGTTTTTCATCTTGTATTGGACTACTTGATAACACTAAATAATTTTCATTTAAAGTTTCATATATTTCTATAACATATAAATTAGAGTTTTCACTAATTATTTTTTCTTTTTCATCTAAAGAATTATAATATACTTGTTTTTTCATAATTTATTCCTACCTTAATATTGTTAATTTTTCTATTTCTGCACGAGCTGCATATGAACCATCTAAATTTCCTGCTCCTACAGATGTTAATAATATTTGTACTTTTATATCCATGCCATTCTCAACAATAATATCTTTTGTAAATCTTACAAAAGAAGAAGATGCACTAGGAGTATCGTCAGTAACATAAAAGTATTCTTTTCGGTTTCCACATAGTATCTCTATTTTTGCTGTTGCATAATCAGCACGCATTTTAGACGCTTTAAGTTCGCCTGTGAATCTTAATGTGCCTTTTATACTAGATACTTCATTGTAAACGATGCTAGGAGTGTTTAAAGTTGTAGCTTGAATTCTATTTTTTAAAGAAAAAATTTCTATTGATTGAAAAATCCAGTTAACTTTTTCAATCAAATTAGTAAATGTTTCAGATGATGTTGCTGAAACATTTTTAGAATTAATCGTCTCCACTAATACATTTTTTAATGTTTCTATTTTTGTTTTAGTTGTACCAAATTTATCTGTTCCAATAAAAGGACTACCCAATGCACTAGATATATTATTTTTACCAGTTTGAAAATCAGTTTGTACATTTTCTAATGCTGCCATAAGTTCCCCTAAACTAGCATTTTCAGTTAATTTTTCTGTCATATTTTCACCTCGCTTATATCATATCTATTAAATTATTCACTATAGTTATTCCTTTAGTTCTTTGACCACTTATTTCTACCATTATTTCCTCTAATACTCCATCTAACTTATCACTTGTAAATCTATCATTAGCATCTGTAATACTTATACTGGTATCTATAAGCTGTATACTGCTAATAGAATCCTCTATTTTCTTAGATGAATAAGTAGTCATTTCAGACACTCTGTTATCATCTACAGTTGCATTAATAAAATGAGTTTCTGCATTTCCATTTATCACATAAACGTTTAATTCTGACCTTGTTTCACTTCTAATCTCAATAGAATTATCATCTATAATTTTAAAGTTTGTAACTACATTTTCTTTTGTAGTAGCATCTATAATATTTACAACTATTCTCTGTGTTAACAAACTATGTGTTACAGTTGCTTTGAATCCATTTTCTGCATCCTCAACCCAATCATCAATTGTTATTATTTGAGTAGATGCCACATTTGAACCACCTGCGATTAATTGGTCAATTTTAATATTTTGTTTCTCATTTTCTGTGTCAATTCTAGTATTTAACTCTGTTTTAGTTGTATCAATTTTATTATTTAAATATTTATCATTGTCTAACAATTTTTGTTGTCGATTATTAAACTCATTTGCATGAGCTGGTGTAGTTATTAAATATTCTTCAATCTCATTATTAAAATCTAATTCATTAGGCATTTATTCACCTCCTAGAACTCGTCATCTATCTGAAAAACCATTTCCATATCACTGTCTTTATACTTATTTCCAAAAGATTTAATTGCAATTAAATCGCCATCAGAATCTATTAAACCTATTTCATTTATGTTTTTTCCTTCTGCTTCATTTTTTAATAGAGTGGTTGAATATCTGCAAGTAGTTGGGATTGGATATACATAATTTTCTATATCTTTTCTAAACACCTCATTTTTTAACGCTATATCACTTGAAAGTGGAGCTATTATAGTTCCATCATTCCCAATTCCTCCATCTCCAAATGCCATGCTAACTATAGTAGGTAATGTTATATCACCCGCTCGAGCTTTACACATTTTTTGTCTTGCAATGTCTGTTGTTACTGCATTTGCCATACTTATAACACTTCCTCTCTTAATTCTGCATTGAGCAGTTTATTTCCATTTAACATTTCTAGCCCATTTAAATAATATAAATTCTTTTTAATGATTACTTTAAGATTTGTAAATACTTCACTTTCTTTTACAAATAACTTATTTTTCATGTTTAAGCTTATTGGCTCATTATAAAGTATATAAGCACTTAAGTTTTTACTACCATTTAATAACCACATGCCATCTAAGAAATTACTTATATTCCCTCTAAAATCTATAAATATTCGATTAATCATCTTTACCTCAAATTTTTCTATATCTGTAAATTTGAGTGCAAAAGAAGGCATCCAATGAAGATGAGAGGGTTTCGTTTTATTTGTTATATATTTGAAATCTTCATAATTAATAACATCATCAACATTAGCAGTTACTTTAAAAGTGTATGGAGCTATATTTTCTTTTATATATACATCTGTACCAGTATAGCTTTTTATTATAGTTGCTAGTCTGTTAGGATTAACAATATATTTCATTTGAAGCTTAGCAATGACTTTTCTTCTTCTAGCTTCTATATCTTCATCTATATTAGTAGATAAACCTACCCTATTTTCCCAAAATTCAAGTCCCCATGTAGCAGTTTGAGGAAATAATTGTAACTCTATTTCTTTATTTAATAATTCTAGATTATCAAATTCGCTTCCTATAGCTTCATATATAGAGTTCATAACTAAAGATTGTTCATAGATAGGAGATAATGTTAGAAGCATTTCTTTACCTTTTTTAGAAGTTATCATCCAACCACCTCGTTAACTATTTCCCCTATTCCGACCACTTGGTCTTGCAATTTTATATTTTCTTTTGCATCATTTATAGTAAGATTAGAAAAGTCTTGTATACCTTCATCTGTCAACATCATAGAACCTACTATCGCTTGTATAGCATTGTATGAAACTGTTCCCCCTAAATCAATCTTATCTAAATATTTATCTATCTTAGTTTTTAGATTGTTTAATACTGTTTCTTCATTAAAACTGTTACTAAATATAAAACTAGCTTTTACATTAATAAGTAATGTGTCAGGTGTTACAACTGTAACTAATGCACCGATAGGAGCTTTCCCATCTCTATTTTCTCCTTCTGATATATTTAATGGATATATATATTCTTGAACCTTGTCTATTAACTCTTGTGTTGCTGCTTTTCTATTTTTATCTAGTATTAATACTTTTACTGTCCCCGCTCCATTCCATTCGGGAACTACATAAGCATATCCAACTCCATCTACTTCTTTAGCCCATCTTATATAATCTGAACTAGCTCCACTAAGTTTGTCTTCTTGCTCTGCTACAAGGACTCTTTCTCTAAAATGTTCTTCATCTTCTATATCTGTTCCACCTTTGAAATCTTTATTAGTAACTGATTTAACACCATTAATAGAACCTAGTAAAACGGATATACTACCTTTAGACACATTCCCTATAGTTCCTACAATCCTACTTTCTGCTTTAATATCTACTGTTTCATTTTCTCCTATAGTTTTGGTTTCAAGAAGCTCAAATTCTATGCTCTGTTTTTCATCAGTTGCAATAGTAGTTACTATAGTTCCTTTTGTAATGATAGTTCCTTGTACACCTGTAAATGTAATAACTCCAGTAGCCTTAGTTGGTTGATTTTTAAATACTCCTTTACATTCACCAAGCCACTCTAAATAAGTTCCATAAGAAGTCTGAGGAAATGCTATCTTTAAATTATTTTGTAATCCTAGTTGTTTTAATTCAGCTATCTGCTCTGCTGTAGGTCTTGTTGCATCATAGATGAAGTCACCTTCTAATGTAGAAACATCTTGAAAGTTGCTTAACATCCTTTCATGTACAGAGTCCTCATCTTCTGTTAAAAATACTGGTATAGGTAGCTCTCTTTCCATATAATCACCTACCTTTTTATATTGCCATCAATTACTATATTTTCATCATCTATTGTTAGTACATCAAATTCATACTCTACTAACCTGCTATTCTCCAACCAATTAAAGCTAAACTCTCCTACTTCTTTTGTGTAAGGATGAACCAAAATAGTTTCTTTTATTAATCTAGTTATTTCAAGCTCTTTTGCACTTTGAGATAAGTTACTAGCTATTAAGTCTTTTATTTCACTTCCATAAATGTTTGTATAAGCTGCTTTTTTGTATCTAGGTGTTAATATAGCCTTTTGACACCATTGTTTGTACGCCTGCACCTTATCACATTTTTTTAGTGTTCCATCTGCGTTTTTAACAAATTCACCTTTTTCAAAATCAAATAAAAAAGAACCCTTTAGGTCCAATTCATTTTCATCATTATTTTTTAATTCTACAGTTTCAAAAGTTTCACTTTGAGGAAATAGGTTTGGCATTTACAACCCTCCCAATTACTACAAATTCAGCTCCCATAACAGCTACTAGCACATTATCGCCTATACGTAGTGGCTTCAATTCCTTTGGAGTTTCTATTTTATGCTTATGTCTATATTCTCCACTTAAAGCTTCATCTGAAAAAGTAAAATAATCTTCTTTTAATGTTAAATTCTCTAATACTAGATAGTCCTGTATTTCATCTTTATAGCCATTTACTTTTAATCCATTTGCTGTTATTTCTGCAAGTTCACAACCCATTCCAAAAGTGCCATTTGCTACACTTTTATTCATATTTTCTTTCAATATTCTAGCAATTCCATTAAATCTAGCATCAGTCATTATTATAAAATTTCCTCCTTATATATTCTAAAGACCCTATATTCAGCTTCATTTTCGGTCTAGAATCTAGTGTATGAGTAACATCTATAACATAATACTCTTTACCTTTTAGAGATACCTTATCACCTGCACGTATCCTATTTATATCCACTGCACAATCAACGCTTATTGTTTCTTCACCTGAATTAAACATTGCTTCTGCTGCTTTCTTAGCTTCTTTAGCATTTTTTATCTTTTCATCTTGTTTAATCTTTTGTAATGTTCCATATTTATCAGAATCTTTTTTATAAGTTCCAATTATAGGCGCTTTTGTATTTTCGTCTTTACTCTTTCCTAAAACCTTTACAGATGTTACTGCATCATTAAAACTACTTGTAAAGTTCGCATCTTCTAATATACTATCTAATTTATATACATTTGCATTAGTTCCTAGTTTGAATAATTTTAATTTATTATCCATTCTTACCCTAAATAAGTCTCCACCTTTACTTGCTGTTTCTTTTAAGTCTTTTTTAATCATATCTAGTATATTAGTCTTATGTATTACTTTAGCAAGTTTCTTCCCTGTATTAGCTAAGTTGTAATAAGGTATATTCCATTGTTTACAGTAGTACTCAATCCTCTGTGTCGCTGTATTTTCTTTAAACGAGTATTGTTCTTCACTTTCTTCCATGTAAACTGTTCTTTCTCTACAAGACAATGTCAGTTTTTTACTCTTTTCACTTCTCCTAGTTTCCCATATGACTCCATTGAAGATTGTTTCTTCTTTTTTACTCTCATATGCTATATCAATTAGAACTATTTTATCACCTTTTTTAATATTTATATCTTTAAGTTGTTTAGGTTCTATTAAAGATACATCCATCTTATATGCGACTCCGTCTATAGCTTCTGAAAGAGTTATTCCTTCATTGAAATTTGCAATATCATATTTCCTGTTTAATATTATTTTCATTTACTAGGTATCACCAACTTTTGACCTTTTTTAATAATATTTGGATTTTTACCAATAACTTTTTTATTTTCGGGTATATTATAAATCTCTTTCCACCTTGAACCCTTACCTAAAAGATTTTTAGCTATCTTATATAATGTATCACTTGCTTTAACAGTATATATTTTAGATTTAGTTTGAGTATTAGGTCTATTATCTTTTAAGTCTGTTTTAGCATTACTCTTAGTCTCTTTTTTTAATGTCTCTATCTTCAGTTCTCTGTAAGTTCTAAATGTTATCTCAATGTCCCTATCTTCTTCTCTTCCTGCTGTTTGAGTATTGCTAAAACTAGATATTGTAACTAATCCATTGTAGCCAAAACCAGTTATAATAAGTCTTAGAGGTTCGGCTTGGTCTACCCATTTTTCAAGCATTGCAACTATTTCAATCGGATTTTTTAACTCGCTATATCTACAATAAGAAGCATCAAATTGAAAAGGTAGAAATGTTTTAAATGATATTTCTCTTATCTTCTCCCCTTCTTTTTTAATGTCAAATTCGCCTAAGTTTACTATATCTACAGTTTCAAACCTTTTTTCTTTTTTTATAGATAGAGAATCTTGCGGAGTTACTGGAAAGTGAAAATCTATTTTTTCTTTTTCATTTTTTAGATAAATATCTATTACCAAGTTATCACTTCCTTTCTAAAGTATTTTTTAACATTACACCGCAGTTTTCTTACCATAAATTCACTTCCTTTGATTTTTTGTATAAAAAAACACCTACTCATTCGTAAGTGCTTTCCTCTATTTTATTTAAACAATGAAATTTGAGTAAAAAAATATCTACTCATTTATAGATATTTTATAAATTAATAGTTTTATAATAAAATTTTTATTATTTGTTATAAAAATTTCATATT